GTTCCGAATCCAGAGTTGCCAAAGCACTCATCTAGCTCATACGCTTGCCACGGCTCCAACTTGTACCTGCGGTACACGTCTTCGCTGTTGAAACGCAGAGTTCGTGAGGACACCTCTGAGATTTTGTACTCTAGTAGCTTGTCGACATGGCTGGTCATAAGCTGATCTAGTGTTGTGTTCGATCCGGCTACCACTCTCTTCATGTTGTCGATGAGTGGGAACGAAGCACGGGGGTAGGCGCCTCGGAGGAGGGCCCGTTGGAAAGCGACTGCTCTAGTCTGCAAGTCTCCACGACCTGGTAGGTCGCCATTACACACTCCGGTCATCCGTAAAAGGACACCAATGTTGAGTAGTGGCTGCCAGACACCATCTTTGTCAAGAACAGGTGAATGTTTCAAGAACGTAACGTCCTCAAACTGTTCTGCGACTTTCAGGGTGACGACATACCCAGCACGGCGCGCGGCCTTGACTAGGTCCTGTGGTGTGTTGACTTCGGCTTGTGCAATCGCCACCGCTATGAAAATGTTCGCTAGACCATTTATCGTGGTGGTGATTGTGGAGCCAGAGTAGAGTCTCGGTCCGTGAGGTTTCAATTGGACATAGTTAGATTGAGTGCTCACATCATACACCCGGAATGCAGTTGTACACTGCTCAACCAGGCGTTGCAGGTCCACGCGTGCCTCACCTTCCGCAAGTAGCGGGTAGGCTTTGAACAGCGCTGGGCCATGCGATGCATCGCAACTCGATATGTCGACGTCGCCCCTGATGATGCGACCATCCTTGGTTCGGATGGCAATGCAAGCATCATCACTAAAGTACACGAAGAAGAATCGTCCGGGTGGGTTCAACAGCATGTCGAAGACATAGCAGAGCTCGTCGTAACTTGGGTGCGCACAAAAATGTATTGTACCGCCCATGTAGTCAAAACTATTGTCTGCCATTGCCTGCTTGAGCATGCCTGTGACACGGAATCCAAGCAGTGATGCCTCGACGCCGAGATTGGCTATGCCCCGGCCTTCTTTGCCAGGTTTAGCCCACTCGTTCTTTTTCAGCTTAATAGCGGGGTGACGCATCCATGTTCGGCTGGATACCTCTCCGTTTTCGATTAACGTTTTCCATGCCTCGATACGGAGGGCTTTCTTTTGATGTGGGTCATCATGGTGCTCTTCGGCCTCTTGCGAAGCGTTAGAGTAATCACTCATGGCGGAGGAGTACATGGCCCGTAACTGGTCAATGACATCCATGTTGCCTTCCATGAAAACGAGCTGACGTGCGCGCATGGCTGTGTGGTCTTCTTTGGACCCCACGCATCGCAGCAACCGTCTCATGGCGAGTTGTTGATTATGATTGGAAACACCGAATATGACACCATCGTGCGCAATGGATGGACCAAAGATGGTACGGTAGGACCCGTCCGCCCTAGCTCCGCTCCACCCATCACGCAATGGTGCTTCTCCGGGAAACACAATCTCTCCATTGATGAAGAACTCCTTTCCGCGCTCCACGGAGAACTGTTCGTTGTAAACAAAACTCTTTGTAAGCGTTGTGGCATCGGTTTCCTCGACACGCACTCGGAAAGGGGCCCTATCTATCACCTCATTGGCGATTGACCCCTGTTCGGAAAATCCACCTGTCGCGTCACACCGGCCATGTTTCGGATGATGCCCTTGAGCGTCAACTGATTGAGTACGGCGATTTGCGTCCACAGCATGATGGTGGGATCTCTCGGAACTTTGCTTGCCTCTAGCGCCAGTACGCCCAATCTTTCGACGACGATCGCTTTGATCGAAGCGGAGGAAAGGTTGTCCTTGGTGACGGCAGTGGCTTTGTCCAGTCGCGTGTCGCGTTGAGCGGCAGCGAGGATGTCTGAGTAGACTGTGACTTCTTTGGCGAGCGGGAACAACTTGCGGAATAGAGGGAACAGCTGTTTCTGCTTGTTGATCCTCCATCCTTTTGTGTTTGCT